GTAAAAGTTCGCAGCCGAGAACGGTAGGATCATGTCGTCGATCGGGATAAACTCGGCACACGGGCGCTTCTTGAGTTCATCATACCAGATCTTCATGTACTGCGAGCCACCGAGCGGCAGTTGAGTGAGCATCTGCTCCATCTCGTCGCGGAATTCCTCGATCTGCTCGGTCAACTGCCAGTTCATGTAGTCGCGCTTGCGCTCGGCGACCTCTTGCTTGTCATCAGTGACTTCACCGAGTATGTTCGTGCGCACCGGACCATCGGGTGGGAACAGTTCCTTGATGGCACGCGACATGAAGTCCACACACGCTTCGGCCATCACTGGGTGCACAACACGGGAGGCACCCTGGAAATTCGCACCACCCGGCGCATCGTGGCCGAGACCGGTACGCTTGATGCCTTCCTCGTACTGCTCGTCGCGCTTCTTGCGGGACTCCTTGTCCTTATCAACGAAGCTCAGGTACGTGGTCGCCAGCGTGGAGAGTTCAGAGCCGAGAACGTCCTCTGCAAGGTTACTGTAGAACTCTTCGTCATCGGTCGGACCTGCATTCTCAAGCTTAACGATCGCTGAACCGTCGGGTAGCTCCTCAATCTCGGCGTCCTCTTCAAGCAGGTTGAAATCGATCACCATGCCTTCGGTGTCCTCCGGACCCTTTGGCAGCTCTTCCGGCATCGCGGGCATCAACTCATCCATGTTAATCCTTTACGAGATCATTTCGATCGGTTCTAGCAAGTCGTACTGCGCGGGCGTAAAATCAGCCAACGTCGGGCGCTCGACTTCATCATTAATCGGTAGTCGCATTCCAGCCAGCATCGTGGAAAATTGGGTAGATGCTTGGCTGATGATGTCCTTATATGCGTCTTCAGGCGACCGCGTGCGTGGTGCACCAAAATACTTGGTGCGTAGATCTACCGCACCGCCTTCGGCCTTCTTGACCTTCTTGTCTGTCTTCTTCTCCGGCACGGACAGGTCGACCTTACGTCCAGTACCCGGCGGCATCTTGCGGCCAGCATAAAGCCTTGCAAGTTCATAGGGCGACAGGGTGTTGCCCATGTAGTCGCCATAATGTTCAACCGGCACGTCTACCTTGCGGCCTTCGTACGTGATCTGCTGCGGGTTAAAGTCGTATTCATCGACAATGCGGTACTCGCCAGTCTTCGGGTTGCGCTCGTAGCCGAACTGGCCGAGCGATTTAGACAGCGATGGGCGTGGCGGCATACGACCTCCAATCAGACTGGCACCAGTCGCTTTGCGGCGATCACCACCCGGAAGCTCGTCGTAGTCCTTGTACTGGATTGAGCCTCGGCCTCGAGCACCAGTCGCCGCTTCCTTCTGCGCGATGATATTCTGCAGTTCAGCGAGTTCGGCCTCGTCGAAATCCTTCGCAGTGATCGGGTCGCGGCGATTGCGGGCAAAAGTGTCGAGGTAAATCTTGTGCGCGGCAGACATCCCCTCGCGATTGGCGAGCATGTCGTACAGATTAATGCCCGCTTCGGTCATCTTGTCCGAGATGTACGCGCCCATGCGGTTGCCGAATGTAGGCTCGAGGCCCTCGAATGGTGAAGCTTCGACGCTACCACCACCTGCGAAACCGGGCAATGACTGGCCCATGCCTTCAAGCAGTTCCTCGCGGGCCTCAGGCGAGATGCGTATCTTGTGATAAGCGGGGACGGCGAATTCATCCAGATCCTCGAACATCACTGGCTCTATCTCCACACCTTTCACACGCGATAGAGGCGCGATGCCATAATTCACCACTTCCTGATCATAAATCGAGGCATAAGGTGCCGCATCAGTGTTGCGAGCAAAACCAATCGTGCGAGCAGTCGGCATGTACACAGTATCATGGCCTTGTTCAAGCGCGTGCTGAATCGCCGCCTTAAACGCGGTCGCGTGTGGCTGGTGCAAAGCGCCCGACGTACCTGCGCGCTTCGCAGCATCCGATTGCAGCTCTTCGATCACGAAAGCATTCGGGTCGACTGGTACTTCGCGTGCCATATTGCCACCACCAGTGCGGACGAATTCGTCGGTGAACACCGGCACTCGCAAAGCTGGCGGATTACTGGTGCCTCGAAAGTGGGCGACGAGATTCTCTTCAGTATTCGGGTAATGACGATACCGCGCTGGTGCGTCAGGATGGGCAACACCCTTCTCGACGTATCCTTCCAAGTACGAGCCACTCGGACCGGGATTGATAAGACGCTGGTAATCGCCGTAGCCATACTCCTGAGGCAAACCATACTCATCAGCGAAAGTGCGCAGTTGTTCGAGGTTCGTGTCCACCATCTGCGTGTTAAATTCGTCGTAATAATTCTGCAGCATGTTCTTGTCGAGCTTATCGGCTTCGTCCAAGATGCCGCGCTGAAAAAGCAAATCACGCGTATCAGGTGGTAAAGATTTTATAACACCTCTAACTCTGCCGGTGTCCCACATGTTCTCTAGTATGATACCAAGCTGCTCCGCAGCCTCGGGTTGGTGACCGAGGTCCATGTACTCCGCGAACTTTTCCCAGATGTTTTCATCTTCGTCCACCATCCGCTGGGCTTCAATTTCCAAGTGCGCCGATGGATCGTCCGCTGCACCCTTGAGATCGACGAGGTTGTATTTCGACGGTGTGAACGAGTCCTCGACGAATTGCTTGGTCACCACTTGGTTCTGGTCCATCGCCTTCAACGAGGCAAGTGCGCCCTCTTTGCCTTCCTTGGTCAGACCCTTCATGCCTTGAATCTGCTTGATGAAGTCGCCGACCTTCTGCTTCTCTGGGCCTTTGAGCGCCGTGGCCAGCACCGAGGGTCGCAGGTTTAAATTACCAACGGGCTTGACCACCATGCCGATCGGCAGATTTTTGGTGGCGCGAACCAACGGACCTGCAGCGGGTGCAAGATTTAGTGCAGCCTCAGCCGCGCCCTTGGTGTCCTTAGTCAGCTGCCGAGCGGTTCCGGTGCCGTAAGTGAGTGGTGAGCCATAATTGATGTTCTCAATAGTGCGCGTGAGCGCCGGTATCTGCATCAGATCCGAAATGATCGCGGCTGGCGGGTTCTCGTAGCCAAAAGGCTTGCGTGCGAACTCGTCCACCGACTGCAGCACCCGACCAGTAGCACCGAGCAGCGGAAATTTCTCCTCGCGAGCGCGGAGTTCAGGGCCAGTGCTTGATGTTTTACTGCGACCAAAATACTTGTCGCGCAGTGCATTCGTCGGATCATTTGTAGGCATGGCTACACCGCGTACGGGTTAATCCTCGGCCTGACGTCATCTGAATAATCGTCATCGGCGGGAGGTGGATCAATGTTGATTAGGCCCATGTCACGCAGCAAGCGCAGCGCCTGCGACGTGGTATCTATTAAATCATCCCTTTCGCTCTCTGGGAAGGAGCAGATCTGCGAAACTAGGCGTTCGGCCCAGTCCCGAGGCTGGCCACGTTTCAGTGTCGATTCGGGGATGTAGACCCGGCCACGCTCAATGATGTTGGCGATCAGAGCCAGACGCTGGGTCTTGTCCGCTCTCCCCGGGTTGTACCCGCGAACGGGCAGTCCAGAGCGCTGCAGGTCTTGGATCAAGGACAGACCCGACGCCTTCTCCTCGATGAGCACCTGATCCACCCGCTTGCCCGGGTCGCCGTATATCGACTCGTACTCGTCGATCATTTTGCGCTTGAGATCCGGGTAGATCATGAACTCTTCCCAGCAGTCGATTAACATGACCGACATGGGCTTGTCTTCAGACGGACGAAATACGCCCCAGACCGAACAGGCGGTCGGATCATTGATCGTCTTGTCGGTGTAGGCAGGGTCGTACGACTGCAAAACGTAGATGAACTCGGGGAACTCGCGGTCGGCGGGCCACAAGCGGAACCAGTCACGCTTGACGATACCGTAGTCCTCAGGATCAATAAGCTCAGCGTATAACTCCTGCCGCCCGAGGCGCGTGCCCTCGTACTCCGAAATGATCTCGTCGCGAAATGTCGGGGCCAGATTACCAAAATTCTCGTGCGTCGTGCCGGTGGTCACCAACGTGCGGGCATCATCCACTAACTTGCGGATGATGGGGATGGGCTTCGGGGTCGTAGTAACGCAGCCACGTGGCTTTTGCCCG